TTTTTTATACAAATATTTGAATAAGAAAAAAACACCAATAGACTATTCAGCTTACCAATATTTATTTCAAAAGAACGCACCAGTAGGAAGTACAGGAATATTTTTAAATATGGGCGGTAAAGTTTACAATAAAAATTTTGAGGTAATCTTTACACAATTGACCAATGATTTTACAGGATATACTGTTATTTCAGAAACCGCAGATACATATAATGTAAAATTCGGTAAAGATTATGCAAATGGAATTGACGGAATTATTTTTAAATCAGATGTCGCTAAATAAAATAAAATGAAAAATAAAAATATATATTACTTAGTTCTTGCTGGTTTTGCTGGTTGGTATATTTACAAAAAATTATACCCTTCAAATACTAAATCAATGGTACAATCTACAAATGACTTACCAATGATTATAGATAAATCAACTTTAGTAACTCCAGCAGAACAAGTAGCAACTTATAACGTTAAATATTCAATTAGCGGTACTAGAAGTAAACTACCTACTCAAATATAATTTTATGACTAATATTAATATAAACATATTGCAATATGCTACTGATTTTTACACAGTAGATGTTAGTCAATATATAGTGAGTGAATGTAATACTATTACATTTGTTAACTATGGTACTTCAATAGTAACTATCGAAAACGTACCATTGCAACCAAATCAATCTTTGAGCATTAGCGGTAATCAAGGTGAAATAACAAACCAAAAATTCTTTGTCAATTTCGGAACTAGCACAAGCGGTAACAATTGTGTAATTATCAGAAAACGATATATAAATATTTAATAGAATGAGCAGCAATATAGAGGTTAAACTAGACGTATTGAACCAAAAAGGTTCACCAGCTTTATTTGCTTCTTCATTAGCAACAAGACCAGCAGCAAGTTTTGAAGGTCGTTTATTTGTAGATTCAGATAACCCCAGTACAGGTTTATACCGTGATACTGGAAGTGCTTGGATACAAATTGCAGATCAAACTGGATCATTAAGCGGTTATATACAAACGCAAACTAAATGGATAACTGCTGCCAACCAAAGAGATTTTTTATATAGTACTAAAAGGTTCATAGTTGCAAATGATGATCCCGCAAATGCTGGTATTGTTCCATTAAATACATTATTTATAAATTTTCAGAATGATTTTACAGTAGGAACTGTTTTTGGCGGAAAGGTTGGTATTAATACAAATACTCCTAGTTCTTTTTTAGATATACACTCTGCAACAGGAATAAATGCAACATTCAACGGAACAACAACTACAAATTCAGCATTGCAGTTTCAATCAGCTGGAGTAGGAAAATGGAACGTAACAAATAAATATAATAGTGCTGCAAATGATTTCGCAATAACAGATGTATTAAATAATACAGATAGATTAGTAATTAAAAATACTGGTTTAGCAACTTATACAGGTTTTTTTAATGTTGCTAATATAGCATCTGCACAAAATATACAAATCAGCGGTACAACACCCGCTTACACTATTGTAGAAGGTACAGGTAATGCTAATACAGCTAGTATTGGTGTTGCAAGTATTGCAAATAATTTTATACAAAGTAGTGTTGAGGGAGATTTATGTATAGTTAGTCAAAGTACAGTTGCAAAAAGATTATTATTAGGAGTTCAAAGTGCTAATAGTTCAGCAATATGTATTTCAGCTAGTAATAATGTTTTAATAAATTCTACAACAGATGCAGGATATAAACTTTCGGTTTCGGGTACCACAAACATAACTGGACTATTAACGGGAACAAGTGCAACTTTTAGTGCAATTATTAGTGTTGGTTCTGGTAGTGTTGGTTCATTTTATAGAATGAATTACGGACCAAGTACAGATTCTAGGACCTGGCAGATTACTAATGATGCTTATAATTACGGTGATTTTGCAATTCAGGTTTCAGATTCACAAACAGGAACAACTTTTAGTAATGCTTTATTAATAACTAGAAGTAGTGTTGCAACTTTTCAAAGTTCGGTTAATATTGGAAATAGTGTTGCTGCATCAATTGCAGCACCTAGTACACATAAAGTTGCAATTTTAATAGGCGGAGTACAATATTATTTATTAGCTTCAAACGTATAAAAAAATGAAAACAATACAACCAGTAAGTATTTGGTTTAACGGCACAACTGATAGTGCAACTATCTTTAATTTAACTTGTATTAATGACAACCTTTTTGATAGTGCTATCTTTTATTATGAATTAAAAGATAGTGCGTTTATTACTATTGCAAGTGGTAATTTGACTATGACATTGCCTGACTATACAACAGACTGGACAACCAATAGTGCAGCTTATTTATGGGCAGCAACAAAACTAAATTTAGTCATTACTGGTGATGTTCCAGTAACAGTATAAAGTTCTTTTTTAACAATTAAAATACACAAACAAATGAAAAACGAACAAGCATTACAAGTATTAAAAGAAGTATTAGACGCAGCAATTAAAGGTGGAATCTTTCCTAATATGGACGCGTCTTTTACTGCTGCACAAGCATTTAATATAGTTGCAAATGCAGTAAAAGAAATAAAATTAGATGCAGAATAAGAACGGTGATATATTTTTATTGTTGAGTGGTTCAACTGCTTTTATAAGTTTAAACATAGTGCAGCAATATGTTTCTATAACTGCTGCCTTGGTTGCAATTGTATCGGGAGTTTTTGCTATTCGTTATTATTACATTAAATCAAAAAAATAAAAAATGTTTAAAAATTGGAAAACTTCTTTATTTGGTTTTGGTGCTATTATTACAGGAATCGCACAAATAGTAAAAGGTGACACTGTAACTGGTATTAGTGCAATAATTTCGGGTATAGGTTTATTTCACGCAAAAGATGCAAGTAGCGGATTAAATCAATAGTGAAAAATGAACCAGCAAACAAAAAAATATTTGATAGTTGGTGCAATTGCATTGATCTTAATAATAACACCCATGACAAGTTCAGCAGAAAATTTTATAAAAGGTTTTGAAGGTAAATATTTAACACCCTATGACGACGGCACTGGTCGAATTACGGTTGGTTATGGTAGTGTATATAACTATGACGAACAAAGACCAGTACAAAAAGGGGATGTTATAACCGAAGAAACGGCAATTAGATGGTTAAGACAAGAAATGAGTTCAGTAGTAGCTGACATAAAAAAAGTTGTTACCGTTCCAATAAATCAGAACCAGCTAGACAGTTTGACAAGTTTTGTATATAACTTGGGTATTGGTAATCTTAAATCAAGCACTTTGTTAAAATTGCTTAATTCAGGTGCAGATAAAAAAACAGTAGCAAACCAGTTTCAATTTTGGAATAAGGCAATGATTAATGGTAAATTGACAATAATGAAGGGTTTAACTATAAGAAGAAAAGCAGAAGCAGACCTATTTTTAAAATAGTTTGTGTATTTAAGGGTTACCCACTAACAATTGTTAGTGGGTTTTTTTTTGCCTATAATTGAAAAAATATTTGGAAATATGAAATTTGTTACTACATTTAAAGCCTAAACCCTTTTATATGTATAACAAAACCGCACAAATAGTCGCAACCATTAAGGAATTGCAGACTAAAATTGACAAATTACAGCAGCTTTTATCCTGCTATCCTTTCAACAACGTAAATGTCTTTTTTTACGGCACAAATGGAGTATTTAATGCTGTAACTCAGCACGATTTTCCCTTTTCACTTTCAGGCGAAATTAAGTTATTTATGGAAGATTCTATCTTATCTATGAAAAACGAAATTGTACAGTTAAGCCATAATTTATGAAATATAAATTTTGGAAGTATAAGTTTATATACTGGTTACAACCAGCATATAAAACTTATAGAGTTCGCGGTATAATTACACGTTATTTTAAAAAACTTAAATTCTAACAAATGAAAAAATTTTATTGTATCAATCGTATAGACGATGTTGTTCCGTCTTGGGAAAATGAACCATTAGAAAATCAAAAACCCGATTATATATATATTGATGTAAATGGACAATCAGACAGTAATAAAAAACCTACTAGATTAATTTTGTTTTTTAGTATT